TTAATAAAAACGGCGATCCAAACTTCTTTGTGAGTCGCGTTTACAAAGGAACGTGGGCAAAATATAAAAATCCAAACGTAAGTAAGGACATTATTTTCAATGAGCTTTACCTTGACTTCAAGCAGCATATTGTGCTTGTCGAAGGTGTGTTCGATGCCATTATCGCAGGAGAGAATGCGGTTCCTATTTTGGGGTCAACCCTCAGAGAGAGCAGCAAACTCTTCCAAAGTATCGTTGACAATGATACCGCAGTCTACTTCGCTCTTGATCCAGATGCGGACGCAAAGGCTTATAAAATAATGCAAAAGCTGTTGCAATACGATGTAGATGTTTATAAAGTGGACATCACCGGCTTTGCCGACGTTGGCGAAATGACAATGGGACAGTTTATAGAGAGAAAACAACAAGCCCGGTGGGTCAACCCCGATAGCCTCTTGGCTATGCAAGTTGCTTGTATTTAGGAGATAACTTGAGAGTAGTTCATATTAGCGATACACATATTAGAAACTTAAAGTACCACAAGGAATACCGAGTGGTGTTTGCACAAATGTATGATAAAATCCGTCAGCAACAGCCTGACGCTATTGTACATTGTGGCGACTTGGCTCACACGAAGGTCAATCTCTCACCAGAGTATTTCGACCTTGCCACAGATTTTATGAAGAATTTGGCGGACATTGCTCCGCTTATTGTGATTCCCGGTAACCACGATGGTAATCTTCGCAACTCGTCAAGGCAAGACGCTATCACCCCTCTGGTGGTCGCTTTGGACCACCCGAACATCACTCTCTTGAAAAACTCAGGAGAACACAAGTTTAACGATAGGGTGACGTTCAATGTACTTTCGGTGTTTGACACAGACAACTGGATCAAGCCGAGTGATCCAAATAAAATTAATATTGCCCTGTATCACGGTTCCATTTCGGGGTGCGAGACTTCCCTTGGTTGGGTGATGGAACACGGTGAAAACGATGTGTCCATCTTTGAAGGCTTTGATTTTGCAATGCTTGGCGACATACATAAATCGAATCAAATCCTTGACAACGACGGCAAAGTGAGGTATTGTGGGTCAACAGTTCAGCAAGGTTTTGCCGAGGAAAGAGACAAGGGGTATCTTCTTTGGAACATTCGCTCCAAGGAGGATTTTGATGTAGAACTCCACACCTTTGGAAACCCAAAACCGTTTATTACAGTCGAACTTACAAAAAAAGGGAAGGTGCCTAAAAAGACCAAAGTTCCCAAGGGCGCAAGGGTTCGTTTGGTAGCCAACAACAAGCTTCCGATGGAAGTCATTAGAAAGGCTTCAGACGTGGCTAGGACTCGCTACAAGCCCGACAGCCTTGTCTTCTTGAACAAGGGTGGGGTGACGTTATCTTCGGTCAATACAGGCGACGTGACAGAGCAAAATCTTAGAGATGTTCAAGTACAACAGGAACTTATCCGCAAGTATCTAAAGGATTACAACCCAAGTGAAGATTTGCTCACTGAGGTGTTTTCTCTTAATGAAAGATTTAATCGCACAGCAGAACAGGACGAGGAAGTTGCTCGCAATGTGAACTGGTCTCTCAAAGAGTTGGAGTGGGACAACTTGTTCTGTTATGGCAAGAACAATAAAATAAATTTTGAAAATATTCGTGGTCTGGTCGGTATTTTTGGCAAGAACTTCTCAGGCAAGTCGTCTATTGTTGATTCGCTATTATACACTCTTTTCAACTCTACGTCAAAGAATGTTCGCAAAAATGTGGATATTGTAAACGACGGCAAACAAAAAGGAAGAGGAAAAGTAAAGATTCAAGTTGGAACAAAACTTTACACCGTCGAGCGAACAAGCGAAAAATATGAAAAGAAGCTTCATGGTCAAGTGACTACCGAGGCTCGCACCGATGTGAAGTTTTCGGTTCTAGATGTGGCAACCGGAGACAAAGAGGTTTTGGACGACACCGATCGAAACAAAACTGACGCCACCATTCGCCACACCTTCGGCGCGTTGGAAGATTTTTTATTGACATCAATGTCGTCACAGTTGGGAGCATTATCTTTTATTAGTGAGGGTTCTACCAAACGCAAAGAGATTCTGGCTAAGTTTTTGGATTTAGAGTTCTTTGACAAGAAGTTCAAGCTGGCTAAAACTGAAAGCGCTGACACGAAAGGCTATTTGCGTAAACTGGAAAGTTTTGATTTGTCCAAGGACGAAGAAGAGATAAAAAATGCCTTAGAAACAGCCATTGCCGATATTGCACAACAAGACAAGACGTGTCATGATTATGAAAAGACGCAACAATCGCTAGTCGAACAGCTTGCGGACGTGACCGTAAAGATTGAGTCTGTCCCGGCAATCATTATTGATCCTCAAGCCGTAGGAAGCCAGATTACCAGCTTTGAAATGCTGTTGGGCGGCAACGAGCGTTTAATAGAGCGACACACTGAGAAGATCAATGAGACTCTTGATTTTATAGCCAAGGGCAAAGAACTGTTGACCACTTTTGATGAAGAGAAGCTTCTGAAGGACAAAGAAGATCGCACAAAACTAAAGGTCGAGTTGAGTTCTGTGTTGGCTGAAAACACAGGCTACAACCGCGATTTAGCTTATCTACAGAAAGAGGTAAAGGTTCTGGATCAGATTCCTTGTGGGGATAAGTTCAAAGACTCATGCCCCTTTATCTCGTCTGCTTTCTCGGCGAAAGAGGTGATTCCAGCTACGAAGCTGGCTTTGGCTAAAAACCAAACAGAAGAAGCCGCACTGGTTGAGTTTATTAAAGAAAACACGGCAGAAGAAACTTTAGCTAAAATGGAGGCATTAAAGACTAAGTTGTTGGAGAATGAACACACAGTTTCGGCGTTGCGTTTACAAATTGCAAAAGAAAGACAACAACAGCTTCAAGTGTCGGACACCATCTCCAAACTGCGGAACAAATTGGACTACTTTGAGGAAAATCGCGAGTCGATCCTTAATGCTGCCGATCTGTATAAGCAAAAGAAAACTATCGCGAGACAAATAGAAACGACAAAGAAGGAACGCCAACGCTGTCAGGACCAGCTTTTAGTGTTGCACAAGCAGGAAGGCTCACTTCAGGCTCGCTTGGACGAGATACAAAATAAAAGATCTGAGCTTGATAAGACGCGAAAAGAATATTCGGCGTATGAGCTTTTTATGAAATGTATGCACCCCAACGGCATCGCGTTCCAAGTTATTAAAAACAAGCTGCCGATAATCAACGAAGCCGTTGCCGAAGTGCTGACCAATGTTGTAGATTTCAGCGTTTATTTTGAGGACAACGGAAGAAAGCTGGAGATCTTTTTGCAGCACAAGGATCAGGAGTCCAGACCGCTGGAGTTGGGTTCTGGTGCCGAAAAAACTTTAGCTGCTATGGCTATTCGTATTGCGCTTCTTAATGTGAGCAATATGCCAAAGTCCGATCTCTTTATTTTGGATGAGCCGGGAACCGCTTTGGACGCCAACAACATGGAAGGGTTCACTCGTATCCTCGATATCCTCAAAGAACATTTCAAGACGACGCTACTAATTACTCACATAGATGGGCTGAAAGATTCGGTACAGAAAGTCATTACAGTTGACAAGTATGATGGATGCGCTCATATAAATCAGTGAGGATAAAATGATGGCACAGATAAAGTCACTTGTGGACAAACACTTAGAAAAATACCTGTCCAGAAAACTGCTTGTTTGGCTGACGACAACTGGTTTGCTTTTTGCAGATAAGCTGAATGGCGAACAGTGGGTCGCTATTGCGTTGGTTTACATTGGAACACAGGGCGCAGCAGATATTGCCACAGCTTGGAAATCAGGTCAGCTTTTGAACAAAGGAGACTGATGTCTTGGTTGCTCGTAAAACATTGGACGCTTAAAACGTGGGTTGGCACAAAAACTTATTGGTGTGCAGGGGTGTGGTTGATGGCAAACTATTTTCTTTATAAGTTTTTTCTCTACAAAAAAGAAGAAGATGAAACGTTTGCCCAGACTGTCGAGAAGAAACTAAAAGTCGGCAACGAAGAAATAAAAGTTTTAGAGCAACGTCATCACAAAGAGTTACAGAAGTTGTGTCCCGTTCCTCGTCAAGACGAATCAACTCATTGGTTGATTAGCCGGGACAAGCAAGCACCGGAGTTGAAAGAATAATGCCCTACGAAGCCAAGAAACAAAAATGTAAAAAAGAAGATGGATCTTCGGGTACTCACGCTATTTATAAAAAGGGAACCAGCGAAAAAGTTGGTTGTACAAGCGACCCCTCTAGCTATATGGGGAAACTATATAGTGTAGAGGAATCGGCTAACGAGGACAAACAAATGACAGTCTCCCGGCAACGTCTACAAGAAATTATTAAAGAAGAATTAACAAACATGTTGAACGAAGAAGAAAAGTGGATTCAAGGTGCTGAAAAAGATATTGAGCGCCGAGGAACCGAGGGTGTTTGCACCGGAGATAAATATGGTAGTCCGAGTTGTCCTCCCGGCAGCAAGCGATACAATCTTGCCAAAACCTTTCGCAAAATGGCGAAGAAAAGGAAAAAGAAATAATGAAACTTTCACGCAAAGAGCTTAAAGAAATCATCAAGGAACATCTTGAAGAAGGAATGTTTGATTGGGTTCCACCCCTTTCAGCAAAAAAACGCAAACCGGAAAAAAAGTGGTCCGCAGAAGGCGAGTGGTCCGAAGCCCTCACCGCAATAAGTGACAAAGTAATGCCCGCCCTGTGGGGTCCATTCGATAATCCTCCCCATCCCGAACTTTTAAAAAAGGGGCAGGATTTGATGGCTGGCATGAAAGCCGCTGGACCAAAGAAGGCAATGAACGAAAATCTCGCTGAGATCAACACGCTTGATGACTTAGCTCGACTTTTTGCTGTGCGTTCCCAAGGAGGAACTGTGGCACGGTTTGATCCAGCCGAGGCAAAAGCCGCGATTGCTATTTTGAGCGGCATGTCGGAAGGAACGTGACCTGATAAGTTGTGATAAAGTTTTTATCACTTGGCGAACGAAATGAGACACTATGACGTGGTTAGCAGTAAAAACATTTTTTAAGAAAGCTTGGGCAACGGTTATTAAATACTGGCATTATTTTGCTCTGGTTGCTTACACTGTTGTAGTTTACACTCTCTTGAGAAAAAACAAAAATGCCGAAAGTATTAAGCAAGCCTTTAATCTGTCTAAGCAGGCTCATAAGGAAGAAATTAAGGCAATTAATATGGCTCACAGTGAAGAAATAACAAAAAGAGACAAAATCGTTGTAGACTATGGCAGAACCGTCATGAAGCTCGATGACGAATATAAAAAGCAAAACCTCACGCTTCGCGAATGGGAAAAGAAAAGGGTTAAAGAAATAGTTAAAGAGACTCATAATGATCCAGAGCGAAGAGTCAAAAAAATAGCTGAACAATTTGGCTTTGAATTGGTACTAACAGATGATGAAAAAGATTTGCGCGACGTTGTTGATTTTTAGTTTGGTGTGGCTCCCCGCCACTTCATTTGCAGAAACTCCCAAGGTGTCAGAAATTAAACAGGGTCAGAAAGCCCCGTTCAACGGTATCCTTTACAACTACCAAGCAAATGCCGTTCTACTCGCCGCGAGAGAGAAGGGACAATTGGAATGCTCTCTTCAGCTTAAACACAGCGTAGCCAAAGAAAAAGCTCGTTGTAATATGTTGACTTCGCTCGTCAAAGCTTCGTTGGAAGCCAACGAAAAGAAGTACGACGCTATCTTGAAGATCAAAAATAACGAGATTGATCATCTTCAAAAAATAACGCTTGATAAGCCCGACGCTTATAATCATTGGTGGTTCGCTGGTGGGTTTATAGGTGGCGTGGCTTTGTCGATGGGTATTTTTTACGCTGCGGTACAGACAGCCAAATGAAAGACCAAAACTATATTGCACAATTAGAAAAAGCAATCAAAGACAAGTATGGAGACAAGGGAATACACAACCCTCGGTCTGGGTGGACCCCCGAAAAAGAGAAAGAATACCTCCGAGAACTCAAAAAAATAAATGAAAAACACTTTGCCCAAGAACTCCAACAACAGAAAGTAAACAAAGATGGTGTTTTATTGAGCAAAAAACTACTTATGAGGAGTGGCAATACTTCTTGTCCCATTTGCACAAGATACGATCTCAAAGCCCGCGATGAGATTTATATTTTGAGATGGGAATGTTGCGAGAGGTGTCACATAAAATATGTCGAAGGTCGCGAAAAGCGCTGGCGACAAGGATGGAGACCGAATAATGGCTAATGCAGACTTAGAAATAATTAGAGATTTATCAACAGCCTCTGCTAATATGTACGATGGCGCTGTTGATGACAAGGGGGAACCCTTGAAAATGGGGCTTAAGCGCGATGACCTTCTTTCAACTGATCGCAAATATATTGACGGCGGCAAAGTAAGGTTCGCTGGCGATAAAATTATTGTAAGCTATGAAGCGGAGATTCGCCTGAAAGACGTTCATAAAGATGGCATTAATGGGTTCCAAAATGAAATGAATGATATGATTCAGAACCTAGTTAAACAGCTTAAAAAGAACTATCGCTCTGTGGCTGGTAAGTCTATCACTTTAACGCCTGAAGGCGACGATGCTAAGGTAAACGTGGCATATGTTTCTCGCACGCGCACGATTGTTACAGCGGTTCGCCCGTATAAGATTGGAGGTCTGAGCGACGTTATGGCTGCAACTGGTGCCGAAGTCAACAAGCGAGAAATTAGTGATGTGTACCGTAAATTTTTGGAGCAGGGTGGATTTGGTAAGAAACGACCAAAGAACGACACCAGACCTAAAAATGCTTAATGTCCAATCAACTTTCCAAGAACCAGCGACTCCAAGAAATCCTTAAAGCGGGCAAAGACCCCGTTTATTTTATCAAAAACTACTGTAAAATCTCCCACCCTTTGCGCGGGCTAATCCCTTTTCGTCTTTATGATTTTCAAGAAGATGTGGTTAGGGATTTTAATGATTATCGTTTTAACGTGATCAACAAAGCTAGACAGTTGGGATTGTCTTCAACAGCAGCAGCATACATTGCGTGGATGCTTTTGTTTCACCGAGAAAAAAACGTCCTCGTCGTCGCCACAAAGTTAGGCACCGCAACCAATTTGGTGAAAAAAGTAAAATTTATTTTTAAGAATCTTCCCGGTTGGATGATGATTTCAAAAATTACCATTGATAACAGAACTTCGTTTGAATTGGAGAACGGCTCACAAATTAAAGCTTCGTCCACATCAGGAGACGCTGGTCGCTCAGAAGCCTTGACACTACTTGTGGTGGACGAGGCTGCTTTCGTTGAGGGCATGGATGAGATGTGGTCAGGTCTTTATCCCACATTATCGACCGGCGGTCGATGTATTGCCCTCTCATCTCCCAATGGTGTGGGAAATTGGTTTCATAAAACCTATACTGAAGCCGAGGAAGAAAAAAATGATTTCAATTGTTTAAGCTTACCTTGGCACCATCATCCTGAACGCGATCAAGAATGGTTTGAAAAAGAGACTCGCAATATGTCTCGCCGAGAAATTGCACAAGAGCTAGAGTGTAACTTTAATCAGTCAGGCGAAGGTGTCTTCCACCCTGACAACATGGAAAAAATAAGAAACAATCTCCGTGATCCACAGCACAAGACAGGCGTTGATAGAAATTTTTGGATTTGGGAGAGTTTTCAAGAGGGCGCTGAATACCTGTTGGTCGGAGATGTCGCACGCGGCGATGGCAAAGACCACTCAGCGTTCCACATCTGGCGACTTGATACATTTGAACAAGTAGCCGAATATCAAGGCAAGCCCAATCTTGACGACTATTCTCACATTATTTATAATGCTTCACGGGAGTATGGATTTTGCCTGACTGTAGTAGAAAACAACTCTTTGGGAATTGCTGTTTTAGAAAAATTAAAGGACTTGGAACATCCTAATGTTTATTATTCCATAAAAGGAACGCACCAATATGTGGACAAGCTTCAAGCCGAGGCTGTTAGTAACTCCATCATTGGTTTTTCTACGACTCCAAAAACAAGACCACTCATTATTGCAAAACTGGAAGAGTTCGTGAGAAATAAACTAATTAAAATAAACTCGCAAAGGCTTTATAATGAAATGACAACTTTTATTTGGAATAATGGCAGAGCAGAAGCACAAAGAAGTTACAACGACGACCTTGTTATGTCCACTGCAATCGGTTGCTGGGTAAGAGACACGGCTTTGGTTGTTAATAAGCGCGAACTGGAATACAGGAAAGCCATGCTTTCTTCTATCAGTGTTTCTAACGGAATGTTTGACTCTCGTATACCGGGGATGACCGGATATAAAGCCACACAGGATTCATTTACTCCAAATAAAAACAAGGAATCTCAAGCCCACATACAACTACAGTACCCGGCTTTATTGAAAGGATAAGATAAATGGCAGACCCCAAAAATCCACGAAATACCACAGCACCTCTTTATAAAATGCTAACCCGATTATTTTCGGGACCAATTGTAAATCATGACCAACAGCAACAAAGGAAGTTTCGCCGTCACCAATTGAACAAGTATGGCACTAAGTTTACTTCTCTGTCCGGTAAGCAATTTAAAAAGTCGTCTTATAACATTTATGACAATTATAGCGCACAGTATTATGCTGCCCAAAATCGACTAGAACGATATGCAGATTTCGATCAGATGGAGTATACTCCTGAAATTGCCTCGACCTTGGACATTTATGCTGACGAAATGACCACCTTTTCAGATTTACAACCTTTATTACACGTTATGTGTCATAATGATGAAATTCGTTCAACCCTTCGCACTCTACTCTATCAGGTTTTAAATATTGAGTTTAATCTTTATGGCTGGGCACGCTCGACGTGTAAGTATGGAGATTACTATTTGTATTTGGACGTTGATGAAAAAATGGGCGTGCAGTCTGTTCTTTCGCTTCCCATAAGCGAAGTGCAGCGGCTTGAGGGCGAAGATAAAACCAATCCCAACTATATCCAGTATCAGTGGAATTCCGCTGGTATGACTTTTGAAAACTGGCAAGTCGCCAATTTTCGCATTTTGGGTAACGACAAATACGCTCCCTATGGCACGTCCGTGTTGGAACCCGCTCGCCGCATCTGGCGGCAACTCACTCTTTTAGAAGACGCGATGATGGCTTACCGTATTGTTCGCTCACCGGAGCGGCGAGTTTTTAAGATTGATGTCGGCAATATTGCTCCTGAAGATGTTGAGCAATATATGGAGAAAGTAAAAACCTCTTTAAAGCGAAACCAAGTTGTCGATCCCGATACAGGTCGTGTTGATCTTCGGTATAATCCAATGAGCATTGATGAGGATTTTTATATTCCCGTTCGCGGCGGTCAGAGTTCAAACATTGAAAGTCTTCCCGGCGGTCAGTTCACGGGTGATATTGATGATGTAAACTATCTCAGAGACAAACTATTTTCAGCACTGAAGATCCCTCGTTCTTATCTGGCTCGCGGCGAAGGTGCCGATGAAGACAAAACCACTCTGGCTCAAAAGGATATCCGCTTTGCTAGAACCATACAAAGGCTACAACGTTCGGTTGTTTCTGAGTTAGAAAAAATTTGTTTGGTTCATCTTTATGTTCTTGGGTATCGAGGTGATGATCTCCTATCTTTTAAGTTAAAACTTAACAACCCAAGCAAGATTGCCGAGCTTCAAGAGCTTGAAAGTTGGGAAAAGAAGTTTAGTGTCGCCAGTGCGGCAACCGAGGGTTTTGTTTCTCGACGTTGGATCGCTACCCATCTTTTCAACATGACCGACGAAGAGTTTGTCCGCAATGAAGAAGAAATGTTTTATGATGCCAAATTTAACGCCGCATTAGAAGCAGCCGGTGAACTTGGCGAAGGAGGCGAAGGTGGTGGTATGGACCTTGGAGGTGACGAAGAACTTGATATGGGTGAAGAAGAACTCGACCTTGGGGAAGAGGGTGAAGAGGAAGATAGCGCACTTCTGATAGAGCCGGGAGACGAAGAACTCACCGAGGCTGATCAAGACACCATTCATTACACGTTTGAAGATGGCGCAACCACTACCAATAAATCGAAGGGAAATATCTATAAGCCCGTAAAGGTGGACAAGCGACCCGCTGGCGCACGCAAGCGCAGCACAGGTGCCGTAACTAAGCCACTCAGTTATAGCCGAGGAGATCCTACAGGCAAACGCGAGTTGGAGAAACTGGCTAAAGGCTACGTTTTTGCCGAGAACAAAACTATTTATGGAGACATGGAGTCCAAGATTTTAAACTCCAACAAGGAAATCGAAAAACTAATAGAAAGTTTGGAGAAGGTGAATGAAACCAAAGCACAATAAAAAGAGGAACACCGCGTTTTTATTTGAAGCGCTGGTTCGTGAAATGACCAAGGCAGTGGTCCGTGGTGACAAGAAAAGAAAAAAGAGGGTTTTAAAAGTGATCAAAGAACATTTTTCTAAAGGAACATCCCTCTACAAAGAGCTTCAACTTTATAAAAGCATCTACGAAACAAAAAATACTGACCATCTCACCGCAGCTAAGATTATAGTAGAGTGTCGTAATGAACATCGCCGACTTGATAAAAAAGAAGTATTTAAACATCAATCATTTTTAATATCAGAGGTCAACAAAACAGTTTCGCCACGGGTTTATAACAACTTTGTTCCCAACTATCGTGCGCTTGCAACGATTGCCCAACTTTTTAATGATGACACGCCCGCAAAGACGCGAGTGTTATTGGAGAACAACCTAATCAAGCAGATGACGGTTCCACAAAAACCGTTGGCAGAAAAGAAAGGGCTAGACGATTTTACTTTCAAACAATATGTTAAAACCTTTAATAGTGCATATTCATCATTATTGTCGGAACAAAAAACTGTATTGGGGTTGTTTATAAGCGATCAAACGTCTTTAGCATCTTTCTTGAACGAGGAAATCGGAAGATTGCGTGACGCTCTAATCGGTGGCTTGCACACAGAAGAAATTAAAGAAGACACTGTAATGGTGGAAAACACAAAACAAATTATTAAAATACTTGATGAGATAAAGAATAAAAAACTTACAGAAGGAACCATCGTTGATGTTCTGAAGATCCAAAAATTAGTTAGTGAGATCCAATCTAATGACGATTAAAATTAAAGTTGGTCGCCTCGCCAAGAAGCGCCCAGTTCATCGAAAAATAGCTGTTAAAAAATCTTTAGATGGCAATTTGATGTTTCTTTCACATCCTCATATCAACGTGATCGTCAAAGGTGACAAAAACAAGGTTTTGGCTTTTGCCAAGGATGCAAAATACACTGAAGACGCATATGCGGCTATGAAACGCTTGCTGGCTTATCTTGCTGATGTGGGCTTGGTTGGCTTTGATTCTATTCAAGGTGGAAACATTTACGCTTCTTTAGAGGGGCTTCTGGTAGAGCCTGCGGAGGAACGTTCCCTTTTACAACTTGTTACTTTTCACATTGGCGAATGGCTCAATAAAGAAAGTTCAGAAGTTTATGATGAATATTATCAAGAAGAAGTCGAAGAGTATTTGCTTGATCCAGATGATCAAGATTCTACGGAACTTGGCGAAGTCCCTCAAAAAGCCGAAAAAGGTGTCCTTCCAAAAAATTCACAGGTAACTCCCCTTGTTTACAGGATCTAATGTCCCTCGTTGTTTTCATTCTAGCCGCATACGGCTTAACTCAAATATTAATCTACGGTTCAATCTTTGATCCGATAAGACCGACCAAGGGTAAGTTGGGAGAACTATTCCAATGTTCGATGTGCTTGGGTTTTTGGGTTGGCGTGTTTCTCTACGGTGTTTCTTTTTATACGGAACTATTTACATTTGAACTCAACTTGGTCAATCCATTTTTGTTGGGCTGGCTGAGTTCAGGGACGAGTTATATTTTAAGTCAGCTATTTGGTGACGAGGGAATAAAAATAAAACTAGAGGCACAAGATGAACATTAACATTTACACAGATAATCACTGGATGCTGCGTCCTCCAACCAATTGCTGCAAGGGGTCGTGACTATGAGCAAGAAACAAATTCTTACTGAGTATTTTTTATTGGAGCGAACAAACGAGGCAGTCAAGACAGATGACGGTTTTATTTATCTTTCTGGGCTATTTCAACAGGCAAACAAGAAAAACGGCAACGGTAGAATCTACCCACCCCGTGCATTGACCCGCGAAATAGAAAACTACAAGAAGATTGTCCGTGAGCGTCGTTCCTACGGTGAACTTGACCACCCCGATAGTTCTGTGGTTGAACTGAAAAACTCTTCACACATTGTCACCGAAATCAAAATGGACGGTGAAGGAGTCTATGGAACACTGAAGCTTTTGAACACCCCTGCTGGCAAAATCGCACAGCAGATTGTTATGGACGGTGGCTCAATGGGCATCTCGTCCCGTGGTCTTGGTTCTACTCGTCAAGACGGCGACACCACACTTGTTGAAGATGATTTTCAACTCATTTGTTTCGACCTTGTTTCCGAAGCTTCAACCCCCGGCGCATACTTAATGAAAGAGGGTAAAGAGCGCGACATTTTTTGCAAGGCAGATCGAATCAATCGTGCGCTCAATGACATTCTTGTCGGAAGAAAGTAATGAAACGAGAACAACTAAAAAAACTTATTAAGCCAATCATTAAAGAGTGCATCCACGAAGTTATTATTGAAAGTGGTGTGCTTTCTAATATTGTAGCCGAAGTAGCCAAAGGAATGGGCAATATAATTGTTGAAACAAAACAACCTGAAACCCCATCAGAACCAGAACGGAATGTAAATCAAGAGGCTATTAAACAACAGAAGCAGCGCCTCGCAGAACACAGAAAGAAGCTTAGTTCAGCCATCGGAAACAACGCCTACGCTAATATTTTCGAAGGTGTCGAGCCAATGCACGCTCAAGGAGACACCAACAGCGCCTCAACAGCATTAGCTGGTGTAGCTCCTCATGACCCCGGTGTCGATATTTCGGGCATCGTCGCCATCGGCGGCAAAAGTTGGAAAACTATAACCAATAAGGGCAAAAAGAGGTAATATGGCACACGTCACAGTCCATGCTCGTTATAAGGAACCTGCCGAGAGATTAATCAAAAGGTTTTCACGAAAAGTAAAAAAAGAGGGAATTATAGAAGAAGTCCGTGATAGAAGGTTTTATAAAAAACCCTCCTCTGTACGCCGCCAAAAAAAGCTTCGAAGAAAAAGAATCATCCAAAAACTATCTGATCAACAGAGAAATGGGCAGAAATAGTTTTTTACTCTTGTGGGTACTATTTATAGGGACTATTTCTGTAAGGAGAAGCGCAAATGTCGTCATTGTTCGATAAGGCTATTGCTGACGCCAAAGAATTAAAGGAAACCGCTCTTAAAAATGCGGAACACCTGATCATCGAAAAGTATTCATCGGAACTTAAAGAAACTATTGAAAATATGTTGGAGCAGGACGAGGAAGAAGACCTTGAGTCACCGCTGGACGACGAAACCGCTGTCGCCGACGATGAGCTTGCTGCAATGGGCGGCGAAGAAGAATTGGGACTTGATGTAGGTCCAGCCCCCGGTGAAGAATCATTGATGGCTCAAGTTCCAGACGCAGCGTCCGCTGTTCTTTCTGGTGAGCTTGATGACAATGAAGAAATAGAAATAGACTTTGACGAACTTCGGGCGGCTATGGATGCCGAGATGGACCCCTCTTCCCCAGAAGATTTAATTGACCGAGAGGAAGAAATTATTGAACCTACTCTGGGTGCCGAAGAAAACCCTGAAGACATAGAAGCCATGATGGAAGAGCTTACAGAAGATCAATTGACCGCGTTGCTTGAGGATGTCGATGTTGATATTGCGACAATCTATCCCTCAAATGGTTGGGCAGGGTCTACTCAAAGCGACAAAGCCCAAAATGTTGAACTCGTTGCGCTTGGGCAAGCCCTTGAGGAAGAGTTAGAAACCGAACGTAAAAAGAACAAAAAGCTCACGGATCAAAATGTTGAATTGACCGAGAGTCTAAAGAAAACAAGAAAGAATTTAGCCAAAGCCAAATATATTTTCAAAGAAATGAAGAATAAGATTGGCGAAGCAAACCTCCGTAATGCCAAGTTGTTTTATACAACCAAGGTGTTGGAGACAAAAGAACTTAATACCCGACAAAAGAATAAAATTGTCGAGTCTTTGGCGAAAGCCAAAACAACTGAGGAAACAAAACTGGTTTATCAAACTCTAAAAGAATCAGTGGGTAGCACCAAAGAAACAGCACCAGAATCATTGGTTGAGGCTGTAAACAGAACACGTTCCCTCGTCCTCTCTTCACGGAAACAAGAAGAGAAACCAGAAGCTTCCCCGATGTATAATCATTGGAAGAAGCTCGCAGGAATTAATAAACCATAGGAGGTAAACAATTATGTCTGCATTAAAGAAATTGACAGAAGGCATTGTTGCTCGTGATCTCGGACAAGAAGGTGCTGCTCTCATGAATAAGTGGGAAAAAACCGGTCTTTTAGAGGGTATCGATTGCGATGTCAAGAAAAATACGATGGCAAGGCTCTTAGAGAACCAAGCCAAGGAGCTTCTCCGTGAAGTTTCTACTATGAAAGCGGGAGACGTTGAGGGCTTTGCTGCCGTTGCGTTTCCAATTGTGCGACGTGTCTTTGGTGATTTGATCGCCAACGATCTCGTTTCAGTTCAGCCAATGAGCTTGCCAAGCGGTCTGATCTTCTTCTTAGATTTTACCGTGCAAAGCGCAAAGCTTGGCTACGCCACGGATTCATCGCTTTATGGCGGTGGGGTTGTGGGTAAGGGTATCACTAGTGGTTCAACCATTACTGGTAAAACTGGCAATTCTGAAGCCGGTCCATACGCCCTTAATAACGGCTATGCTTCGCCCACCGGTACTATTAACCCCGGTACTTATACAGCGATTTGCTCTGGCACTTACGGTGGCGGCATTGCGGATTCGGCTGTTAACGGAGTTGCTGAAGGAGTCAGTAACACTGGTTCAATCACAGCAGCGGTATTTGATCGATTGCTTCAATATGATCAGGACTTGGCTTCTGGTACTTTGGTTGCTATTGGGTCATTCCCGACCACTACTCTTGAGGCAACTAGTCTTAACATGGACAACTTAATTGCTGTTGATACCGCAGCTTCGGTCTCGCCGCATTATTTGCAGCGACGATTGACTCGTATCGATCCGCATGATACTAGTAGAGTATTATTTGTCCTCGCTGGCACTGGTACGCTCGCTTCGAATCCTCACGGCACTAATGTTCTTCAGTCTGTGCTGGAAGATCTCGCTGGCGGCGCGAATCTCGTTGGTCCCGTTAAGGATGCCTTCTTGCCCTCTGCTGCTGTTGGTTCAGTCCGTGGTTCAAGCCCGTGGAACTTGGAAGACACTGGTTCAATCCCCCAGATTGATATCAAGGTCGATTCGGTTGCTGTTACTGCGGTTACCAAGAAGCTGAAGGCTCAGTGGTCTCCAGAGTTGGGACAAGACCTTAATGCATACCATAACTTGGATGCGGAGGTTGAGCTTACTAGCATTCTTTCGGAGCAGATCGCTTTGGAGATTGATCAGGAGATTCTTGAGGATCTGATTCAGGGTGCTGGCAAGAGCGCTGTGCGCTATTGGAGCCGATCTGCCGGTAAGTTTGTGAATCGCTCTACAGGCGCTGAAATTGGCGTTAGTGCGACACCTGACTTCACTGGTACAGTCAGCGAATGGTACGAGACTCTTATTGAGACTATCAATGATGTCTCTGCGATTATTCATCGCAAGACTGTTCGCGGCGGCGCAAACTTCTGTGTTTGCTCGCCAGAGGTGGCTAACATTCTTGAGTTCACGGCTGGTTTCCGTGCCAACGTTGCTGTTGATAGCAACAAGGGTACTGCTGGCGCAATGAACGTTGGTTCACTCAGCAAGAAGTTCGATATTTATGTCGATCCTTACTTCCCAAGGAATGTTATTCTGGTTGGTCGTAAGGGTAGTAGCTTCTTAGAGAGTGGCTATGTTTACGCTCCTTACGTTCCGCTACAGGTCACTCCTACCATCTTTGGTACGGAAGACTTCGTGCCGCGCAAGGGTGTGATGACTCGTTATGCAAAGAAGATGGTGCGCCCAGACATGTATGGTCTGGTCATTGTCGAAGACTTAGCATAGTTTAGTCAGCGACTAAATAAAAAAGATACCCCTCGTCTGCTTCGGTAGGCGGGGGGTTTCTCTTTTACCAAACTATTTAGAAGAGAGGAATCTTAAACCATGCCTGTTCCACAACTTAGTCCAGCTTCCACAGTTAGCACGTCTGTTTTAACGTCTACTGGCTCCGCTGCCAAGGTCGCAGCGGCTTTGCCGTTTACAGTTTATAGCACCGTTGATGCGTTTCTAAGCGGAGCGTCAGATCAGGTCGCCTATGTTTATAAAAAATTGGGCGGCGATATTTTAGATATCGAAATTAAAGCAGAAAATGTTTATGCCGCTTATCAAGAAGCAGTGTTAGAATATTCATATGTCATAAATTCCCATCAAGCCAAAAATGTTTTATCGGATATGCTTGGCGCAACGACTGCCTCTTTTGACGAAGATGGCGAAATATCGTCAGGGGCTGCGGACGCCTCAAGAGATTTTCCAAACTTTGGTTTTGGTTATGCTCGACGTGTTGCGGGGGGAATCTCGACGGAAGCGGGTGTCGGCGGCTTCCAAACACAATATTCTGCAAGCTTTACATTGGAAGCCAATAAACAAAAATACGATCTTCAGGCTATCGTACAAAACAGTAGTTCGGCGGCTTCTTCTCCCTACTACAATAAGATTAACAATAAAAAAATTCTCATACGGGATGTTTTTTATAAAAGCCCCAAGGCAATGTGGAGATTTTTTGGGTATTATGGCGGTTTAAATGTTGTTGGCAATCTGAATACTTATGGGATGTTTGCTGATAATTCAACATTTGAGGTGATTCCAACGTGGCAAAATCGATTACAGGCTATGGCGTATGAAGATAGTGTTAATGTTCGCTTTTCTCAATATTCTTATAACATACAAAATAATTTTTTGCTGGTATATCCACCTCCCGGCGCCAGCATCGACACGTCAAATGACATAATTTGGTTCACGTTTACGGTGGAAGAGGATGCTAATGCGGTGGACACGACGCGACTTCGTGGTGTGAAGGGTGTAAATAATATGAATACATTACCCTTTGCCAACATTCCCTATGACAACATAAATTCAGTGGGCAAACAATGGATTCGACGTTATGCTTTGGCGTTGTGTAAAGAAATATTAGGACAAGTGCGTTCCAAGTTTTCCACTATTCCTATTCCAAATGATAGTGTGACTCTTAATGGAGATGCCTTGATTACTCAAGCCCGCGACGAACAAGAAAAATTAAAAACAGAGTTGAAAGAACTTTTGGAAAGCTTGACTTATGGAGCTTTGGCAGATGGTGATAGCGCTATCGTAGATGCTACCAGCAAAGTTTTTCAACAAGTTCCAAATCCTATCTTCGTTGGATAATATGAATGGCAAAGTTTACTAGACCAGATGCTCCACCACCTCCGCTTTTTGTTGGCGACAAAGAAAGGAAGTTGGTGCGCCAAGTAAACACAGAACTGATTGAAAATGTTGTTGGGCAGGTTATAGCTTATTACGCCATTGATTTAGAGAGTTCAAATTTTCATCCTATTTATGGAGAAAGTAAACAAAAAAGCTTTTTACCTCCCGTGAGAGTTTATGCGAGAGTGGAAACAGAAGCTGCCGACATTCTTCAAACCAAAGCAGGAATTGATCGTTTACAAAAAATTAATGTTTATTTTCATCGCAAACGATTGACAGAGGATCAGAAACTTGTGGTTCGAATTGGTGATTTTGTTTATTACGATGGTGACTATTATGAAATCGTAGAGACCAGAGGTTCAAAAAGATTGTTCGGACAAGACGGACAAAAGTATGAGATTTCAGCAACGTGCATAAAGGCACGGGAGAACATGTTCAATGGTTGAGTTGCGTGAACAACCCTTTGTAGAATCATCCATAGAAACAATGGACACTGCGGTGTTTAACTTTATAAATAACAAGCTCGATTTTTATACAGTCCGCAACGGCGAGTCTGAAAAAGTCCCTGTATTGTGGTCTTCTGCGGAGCGCTCTTACCAACTCAAGAAACAAAAAGAGTTGCGGGACAATAATGAAACTCTCATATATCCCCTCATCACCGTGTATCGCGAGTCAATTGAGAGAGACGTGGAGGGGTTCCCATTTACTCCCGGCACTAACTCTTTTGCCATTGCTCGCCGAATTATGCCCTTTGATACACGCAAGTTTGCTAATGCCACATCTAAGAAAAGATTTGGGGCTGATAACTGGAAATTTGATAATACAAAGGTGGTTTATGAAACACTTTATTCAAAAAATATCTCTGCGGTCTTGGCAAAATACAATATTCTTATTAAAACAAGCTATTTGACAGACATGAACCAAATTTTAAATGGGTTTATAACGATTAACAATTATCGCGGAGTAAAGGTGGAGAATGAAGGTCATTTCTATTATATGACGTTTCCAAATCAATTTTCATTTGATAAAATATCCGAAAATTTAGAAGCAGGAGAGCGCTCTTTTGAGACCTCTTTTATTATTGAAACCAGAGGCGCACTTTTTGCGCGACCGGAAAATTTGGACGATGCTGTATTAAAGACGGCTCAAAATGCGGTCACTATTAAATTTAACAAGGAAAGAACAATGGTGGAGGAGACACCTTCGGTTCGCGATGGCGCAAAAGCATTTGTTGAGGACTAACATTCTTTTCAAAGGAGTTGCTACTATTTATAAGTGATATTCTAGGAGTGATTAAACGATGTCAGTAAAAAAGTTCAAATTTGTATCTCCCGGCGTTTTTATCAACGAGATTGATAATTCCCAACTACCCAGTTCCCCACAGCCTGAAGGTCCAACCGTTCTTGGACGTTCGTTAAGAGGACCAGCGATGCGACCTGTTCAGGTTGAATCTTTGGAAGAGTTGGTTGAAGTGTTTGGACCACCAATTGCTGGTATTGAAAACGTTGACGCCTTTAGAGAGCCTGCCTTTGGTGCAGCAACATATGGTATGTATGCCGCCGAGGCGTGGTTGCGGAATAGTTCTACTATTAACTTTGTTCGCTTGTTGGGAATGGAACACCCTAACAAAACTACCGACAGTGGCGAAGCTGGTTGGAGATTAGCTCCTTTTAACAGCAGCACGGGTGGCGGCGCATGGGGCGTCTGGGTCTTTGCAACTGGCTCAAGCGCACTTGGCGGTCAGCCGACAGGCACTCTCGGTGCAATTATTTATTGCGATTCTAATACATATGTTGAGGCAACGGGCACGATGGCTGTAGCTACCGGTGCCTCCTTAAATGTATCTGCGGCAGACACCCTTGTCGATTGTACCAATAATGAGTTTACATTAAAAATTGTGGGCTCTTCTACAGTTACTTCTGTTTGTAATTTTGACAGAACGTCAAGAAAATATATTCGCACCGTTCTTAACACGAATCCAACGAAGACAACGACTGCTATTACACCCTCCGCTAATCAAACAGAGTATTTTGTTGGTGAAACATATGACCGCTCTATTGAAGATGTCCTTGCTGGCACAAGCAATATTAAGTATGTGATGGTTGCACCCCTTGATGCAGGCAGTGCCGGTGACCAAGCCGATATGCGGCGGGCTTTGATTAACGGTCAATCAGGCTGGGTTATTTCACAGGATAAGTCAGCGACGAATACCGATTTTTCCCCAGAAAATAACACTAGAGTTACAAAACTTTTCCGATTTGTTGGCATGGAAACAGGCGAATATGATCAGAGTGCTGTGAAGATTTCTATTGAAAACATTCTTCCTTCCAAGAATCCTAATGATTTTGGAACATTCAATGTGATTGTCCGTCGAATAGAGGACAATGATGCGAAGATCAGGGAGGTCGAGAGATTCAATTCTGTTAACCTTAATCCCAATTCTCCTAACTACATCGCAAGAGCTATTGGAGATAGAAACATTTCTTGGGACAACGACGCAAGAGTTTGGAAAGAGTACGGTCAATATACAAACCAATCCCGATACGTTCGTATGGAGATGGCGCAAGTTGTCGATGACGGTGGCGTTTCTAATACACTTTTGCCATATGGCTTTTATGGTCCGCTACAGTATGCCAACCAGACAATTACTTCTGGCTCCGCAACTTCTTATCCAGCAGGCTCTGCAATGCTGGCAGGCACTTCGTCTATAGTGGCAGCAGCCCGACCAGCAGCCAGTGTCGCAGGAATCGCCTGCGGCGATTTTATCACTGGTCATGCCCCCAAGATGCTTTTTAAGTTCCCCAAGCTGCCGATGCGCTCGACCACAGCCGTTGGTGATGTGAGTAGCCCACAAGCAGCCTTCTTTGGAATGTCAACGACGCGCTCTACTGGATCGTTCACTTATGATGACTCGATTCCTTCATTCCTTCGCACGAAGCCAGCAGGAATTAGTTCGTTTTCCACATCGGCTACGACAGTCTATTCAGAGATTTTTACTCTGGACAACTTGGTAACGGGTGATGCTGGCAATATGGTCTATACTAGTGGTTCACGCGCAAGCGGCGCTTCTTTAACAGCCACAAGCGGCAGTTATGCCGTCTTGACGAGTAGCCTTGCCCCGAGGGGCTTTACGCTGCCGATCTTTGGCGGCTTTGACGGATTAGATATCACTGAAAAAGATCCGTTTGCCCAGCGAAATACCAACGGAGAGACACAACGAACAAGTTCACCATATTACTCTCTCACCGTGGCAATGGATTCTATTAAAGACAGAGAGGTGATGCTCACTAATGCTATTACTGCTCCCGGCATTACAACTACAAGTCTGACAGACAAGATGCTTGATATCGCGGCGGATCGAGCCGATTGTATCGCTCTCATCGATATTCCCGGTGGTTTTGAGCCATCGTCTGAAAATTCTAATGCCCTGTCTGCACGAATAGGTACTGTGCAGGCGACTGTGAACAATCTAAATGCTCGCAATATCAATTCAAGTTATGGCTGTGCATATTACCCTTGGGTTCAGATTGCCGATTCGTTTGGTGATGCGAATGTGTGGGTGCCCCCTACTGTTGTGGCACTGGGTTCATTCTCTTACACCGATCAGGTGTCAGCACCTTGGTTCGCCCCGGCAGGATTTACTAGGGGTGGGTTATCACGCGGTGCTGGTGGAGTTAACGTTGTCGGAGTTACTGACCGTCTGCGTTCAAAAGATCGCGACGATCTTTATGAGGCTAATATCAACCCAATTGGAACATTTCCGAACGAAGGAATAGTTATATTGGGACAAAAGACTCTGCAAGTTACGCGGTCTGCTCTTGATAGAATTAATGTGCGACGTTTGTTACTATACACAAAGAGACACATCACTGCTGTCGCAAATGATTTTCTCTTTGAGCAAAATGTAAGTGAAACATGGAATAAGTTTTTGGGGTTAGCCGAGCCTATTCTCAATGACATCACAGCACGGTTTGGTTTAGAAGAATACAAGATGATTTTAGATGAAACCACAACAACGCCCGAAATGCGAGATAGAAACATTCTTTACGCAAAGGTGTTTTTGAAGCCAGCAAAATCAATTGAATTTATTGCTCTGGATTTTGTGATTACTAACTCGGCAGCAGTATTCGAATAATAAGGAGATTTATAAACCATGACCTTCTGGACATCAGCAGAACTAGAACCAAAGAAAAGCTATCAATATTATGTTAGTTTTAGTGCAATCGCCGACCCATTTTTAATCAAGGGGGTTACGTTGCCATCTTTTGAGCTAGGAACAATAGAAGCGGATTATACACAGTATAAGTTCAATTACCCCGGCAAAATGTCGTGGTCGCCTGTGGAATTTACCATTTATGATGTTGTCGGCGATCAATCGACCGCTAAGAAATTGATGAAACTATTAAAAGCTGCTGGCGCAGAACAACCCACAAAATCCACAGACAGAACCACCCTATCAAAGCAGAAAATTTCACAAGCTGTCGGAGATATTAAGATTGTACAAGTGGATACTGCTGGCAACCAGATCGGTACTTGGACATTGAAAAGTCCCTTTATCACCGCTGCCAATTTCGGTACACAGGGATACTCTGACGAGAGTCTTATTGAAGTAACTTGCACGGTGACATATGATTGGGCAGATTACTCGTAGCTTACCCCGCTCACCGCTGAGATGTCGCATTTTAATTAAAATACATGAGGTAATATGAGAAATGAAGAGAGACTAGGTACAAACCCACAACCAACCAACAAATCGCGGAAATCCGCTTCCCCTCCCCACCAACTACAGAACATACTAAGCTTTCCGACAACTACAGAATTTGTAGATCTGCCCTCAGAGGGTGAGTTTTATCCACCAGATCACCCATTATACGAAAAAAAGCAAATTGAAATGAAGGTGATGACAACCAAAGAAGAAGACATTCTTTTAAACGCTAATTATATTAAAAACGGGGTTGTTATCGATAAGTTGTTGTCGAGTCTGATAATGGACAAATCCATTAAGATAAATGACCTGTTGATTGGCGACAAAAATGCGCTTGTGTTTGCCGCACGTTCGTCGGGCTTGGGGAATATTTATACTGCGAAAGCAACTTGTGGAGAGTGTGGGGAATCCACTGACACAGAACACGATTTAAGTGAAATGGGTAAAAAAGAACCCAAGGAAGTAGATTGGATCGACAAAACAGAAAATGGGACTTTTGTCGTTACTTTGCCCAAGTCTGAGTTTAAGGTGGAGTTCAAACTGTTGTTGGGCAAAGAGGAGATCGCAATAGACAATACCATAGCCAAGCGCAAGAAGCGCAGACTCCCAGTAAATAATTTAATTATACGAATGCAAAAAATAATTGTTTCAATCAACGAAGTGACGGATCATCACCAAATTGTTTCATGTCTTGAGTCGATGCCAATTATGGATTCTAGGAGAATCCGGCTTGCATACGAGCATGTTCTGCCCGATGTGAACACAAGTTTTAATTATGTGTGCCCATTCTGTGATGCGGAACAGGAGGTAGGACTGCCCCTGTCGGCAGACTTTTTTTGGGCTAACGAATGAGTACGGTAAACAAGCTTATGAAATGCTCTTTTATTTGGTCTATTATGGAGGAATTAGCTTTATCGAAGCCTATAATTTTCCCATTGCACTTCGACAGTATATGTTCGACCGACTTGTGCAAGAAATAGAAACCAAAAATAAAACAGTGCGAAGCGCTCGCAAAGGTTCCCCTTAGTTTTAAACGAGGGGAACTTTTTTTTGAGACTATTTATCTGAGGAGGTAATTCTTATGGAAGAAAAAACAGTTATTAATTTAAACGAGAAGCGCATTGATGAATCTTGGATGCATCGTTTTGGTGGACAAGTACAATATATGCTTTCCCAAATGGGTCTTGGTGGATCAATGGGAGGCTCTAATATGAGCATTCGTGGTCTGCCTTCTCAGATTCAAGCTTTTGCTGGCGCACTTATGGGTGAACGAGCGCACATGGCAGCGGCAACCCGCTATGGCTTGACCGATCCTAAAACCTATTCAAGTCGCATGAAACTCGA